CACGAGGTCGAGGTCTACGAGGGCCGACTTTACCGCGGCACCGTGATCTGTCGCTCGATGGAGAAGCCGGAAACGATTGTCGGCTTCAAGATTGGCCATGCGCTGATCGACGAACTTGACGTGATGCCGATGAAGAAGGCCGAGACGGCCTGGCGCAAGATCATCGCGCGGATGCGCTACAACATCCCGGGCCTGCTTAACGGCATCGACGTGACGACGACGCCAGAGGGATTCAAGTTCGTCTACCAGCAGTTCGTGAAGGCGATCCGCGACAAGCCGGAGCTGGCATCGCTGTACGGCCTGATCCAGGCGAGCACGTTCGACAACGAGCTGAACTTGCCTGACGACTATATCCCGTCGTTGATGGCCAGCTACCCACCGGCGCTGATCGCCGCTTATCTACGCGGCCAGTTCACCAACCTGACCAGCGGCTCGGTCTACCCCGATTTCGACCGCATCAAGAATCGCAGCACGCAGATTATCCTGCCGAACGAGCCTCTGCAGGTGGGGCTCGACTTCAACGTGAACAACATGACCGCATGCATCAATGTGGTCCGCGATGGCCTGCCGCTTACGCTGGCCGAGCGCGTGAAGGTACGCGACACGCCGGCGATGGCGAAGATCCTGAAGGAAGACTTCAAGGACAAAGGCCACCAGGTCAAGATTTATCCGGATGCCTCCGGCGGCAACACGAGCAGCAAGGATGCCAGTGAGTCGGATCTGTCGATCCTGCGCCAGGCGGGCTTCCAGATCGAGGTCAATCCGGCCAACCCTGCCGTCAAGGACCGGGTCAACGCCTACAACGCGATGATCCTGAACGCGAAGGGTGAGCGCCAGTGGCGCATCAACACGGACCTATGCCCGACCACCACCGAGGCGCTGGAGCAGCAGGTCTGGGGCAAGGATGGGCAGCCTGACAAGAAATCAGGTCACGATCACCCGAACGACGCGAACGGTTACTTCATTGTGAAGCGGTACCCGATTGTGAAACGCACCGCATCGGTGAGCACGCTCAGAATTTAAAGCAAGGAAACCATGGCCAAGGTCAACGAAGTCTCAGCAGCGATCGCCGCCATGCAGCCGGATTGGGCCAAGATCGACGCCCTGTGCGGCGGTACGAAGGCGATGCGCGCGGCCAAGGAGACCTACCTGCCGAAATTCCCGGCCGAGGACCAGGAGAGCTACGACTACCGCGTCAAGACCTCGACGCTGTACAACGCGCTGGGCCGCACGCTGGAGAACATGGCCGCGAAGCCTTTCGCCGAGGCTATCACGTTCACCGACCTCGATCCTGTGACCGAGGAGTGGTTGGAAGACATCGACCAGTGCGGCAACAACGTCACGGTTTTCGCGCACAGCGTGTTCACCGAAGGCCTGGCCAAGGGCATGACGCATATTCTAGTGGACGTGCCGCCGACGGTGGACGAGAACGGCACCCTGCTGTATCCGACCAAGGCGGCCGAGGATGCCGCCGGCGTGCGACCGTACTGGGTGCACATCAAGCCCAATCAGATCATCGACGCGGTACCGATGAAAGGGCCAAGCGGTGCGCAGGTCATCGGCCAGGTCCGCTTTATGGAATGCGTCGAAGAGCCTCCGGCCGAAGGCGAGTTCGGCTCGACAAGCGTCCAGCAAATCCGGGTGCTGGAGCCGGGCCGCTGGGCGACCTACCGCAAGGGGTCTGGCGCCCAGAAGGAAGTCTGGCTGCTGCACGAGCAGGGCACCACATCGCTCGACTTCGTGCCGATGGTCACCTTCTACACGAAACGGACCGGGTTCATGACGGCCGAACCGCCGCTGCTGAACCTGGCCGACCTGAACATCAAGCACTGGCAGTCATCAAGCGATCAGGACAGCATTCTGCACACGGCGCGCGTGCCGCTCTTGGCGATCAGTGGCATGCAGGACGACGACAAGGTAGAGATCGGCGCGAAGTCATTCCTGAGGCTGCCGACAGGCGCCGAAGCGAAGTATGTCGAGCACACCGGGGCCGCCATCGAGGCGGGGCGCCAGTCGCTTGAGGACCTGAAGGACGAGATGTCTTCGATGGGCGCTGAGCTGCTGAAGCCGAGCCTGGTTGCAGCGACGGCCACCCAGAGCAACATTGAGGATGGCGACTCGAAGTGCCAACTTTCGCGCATGGTGCAGGGGCTGGAAGACACGCTCGACAACGCAATGGACATCTCGTACAAGTTCAAGAACATGGAGTACAAGGGCGATCTGGACATCTTCGACGACTTCGCTTCCGACGCGGTGCTGGCCACGGCCGCGCCGTTCGTCATCGCGCTGATCCAGCTGGTCAACAACGGTCTGATCTCGAAAGAGGACGCTTTTAACGAAATGCAACGATATGGCATCCTGAACCCGGACCTGGTCTGGGCTGACGTGCAGAGCAAGATCAGCTTGGAGCCGCCGATGTTCGATGTTCCGATGCCTGGCGCGCCGGCACCGGCTCCTTCGCCAGTTCCCGCGCCGGCGCCAGCAGTGACTGAATAATGGGCGCCCTCGAAGAGTGGCTGCTCGAGGTCCTGCTCAGCAGCGGCGTCAAGATGCTGCGGGTCGAGGCCGAGATCAAAGCCAAGGTGCTGGCCCTGCTGGTGCTAATGCAGAAGGACATCGTTTCGCTGCTGGCCAACGCCGGTGAGATGTCCGAGATGGGCAAGATGGCCAAGGCCGCTGTGCTGCGCGACTCCAACGCGCTGATCGCCGAGTACTACGGCAAAGCCTCGATGCAGGTTGACCTGTTCGGCGTGGCCGAGGTCGAGGCGATGGGCGTCAAGAAGGCGCTGGCCACCGTCATCGAGCGCGCCGCGCCGGGCGAGATAAGCGCCAGCGTGCGGCTCGGGATCGGCTTGCCGACCGAAGGCTATCTGCATAAGCTGGCCAGCGACATCCTGATCAAGGGCTCGCCGGCCAAGAACTGGTGGTTGCGCCAGCAGCAGGACACGCAGTTCAAGGTAGCGAACCAGATCCGCATCGGCGCGGCCCAGGGCGAGACGAACGCGCAGATCATCAAGCGCATCGTCGGCGAGGAAGCGACGGTCAAGCCGGCCGTCGCCGCGCCGACCGCCAAAGCGCCGGCGCCGGAGATCGTGCCGGGCCAGCCTGGCGTCATGCCGCTGGCACGTAAGAATGCCGCCGCCATCGTGCAGACAAGCATGGCGACCGTCTCCGCCGCCGCGCGCCGCGCCACGCTCGAGCTGAACAAGGACATCACAAACGGCATCATGCAGGTGTCGACGCTGGACAGCCACACCAGCGACATCTGCATCGCCTACAGCGGCGCGTGCTGGGATTGGGAATATCAACCGATCAATGGCAACGACCTGCCGTACCTGTCGGGCGTGCCAAGGCACTGGAATTGCCGATCGATGGAAATCGCGATCATGAAGACGTTGCGCGAGATGGGGATCGACATGGACGAACCGGATCCTGGCCAGCGCGCCTCGGCCGCCGGCCCGATCAGCGCTAAGACGACGTTCAGCGACTTCCTGAAGGCGATGGGTCCGGCCTACCAGGACGAGACTCTGGGCCCGGGCCGCGCCGAGCTCTTCAGGGCCGGCAAGCTTACGCCCCGCGACCTGGTGAACATGGATGGCCGACCGTTGAAGCTGTCAGAACTCAAGGTGCTGCATTCGAACTGAGGTATCATGCGGGATGACTTTCGATCCCAAATCCCTCTTGACCGCGCCGCTGATCGACCTCACCGTTGACGGACTGGCCGCTGCGCTGGCAACGCTCCAAGCGGCCGGCATGGGCGGCGCTGGCGTGAAGCTGCCCGACGGCGCGCCGGCGCGCAAGTTGATGCTGGTGGCGCACGGCGAACAGGCTGCGCACTTTGTACTGACTGACGGAACACCGAAGTAAGCCCCTAAATATTCCAGAATTATTCCAAACCCGCTCCGGCGGGTTTTTTTACGCCCACCGATTCACCAGACCGCCCTCGAGGCGGTTTTTTTATGCCGCTAGCGGACGCGACGCGGTGCACGGCCGGAAGGCCATTCGATAGGGCGGATGCCCGGAAAGTCAGACCATGCCATTCAAGACCGACGCAAACGGCAATATCGTTATCGATGCCGAAAAGAAACTCCCAATTTTTGTATATGACGACGGCCGTGAGGCGCCGTTCGACGCGGACACCACCATTGCGAGCATCGGCCGCCTGAACGGTGAGGCGAAGAGCCACCGCGAGGCAAAGGAAGCGGCCGAAGCCGCGCTGAAGCCTTTCCGTGACGCTGGAATCACTGATGCGGCTTCCGCCGCCGAAGCACTGCAGACCATGGCGAACATCAAGACCGGCGACCTGACCACGGCCGCCAAGGTCCAGGAGATCAAGGACGCCGCTACACGCTCGGCGAACGAAGCCGTGGCCAACGCCACGCGCGCCGCGGAGGAAAAACAGCGCGCACTGACCGAGCAGAACGCCAAGCTGACGCAGGACCTGAACAACCACATTATCGGTGGCTCGTTCGCTGGCTCGAAGTTCATCGCCGACAAGCTGGCCATCCCTGCGGACATCGCGCAGAAGGTCTTCGGCGATCGCTTTAAAGTCGATGGCGGAAAGCTGGTGCCACTGGGCGCCGACGGCAACCCGATCTTCTCCTCAACGAACCACGGCAACCATGCCGACTTCGAAGAAGCGCTGCAGGTGATGGTGAGCCAGTACCCGAACAAGGACATGATCCTGAAGGGCTCTGGCGCTTCCGGCGGCGGCGCGCAAGGCGGCAAGGCTGCTCCTGGCGCCAAGAACGTCACCCGCGCCCAGTTCGACAGCATGGACCAGGGCGCACGCGCCGCCGTGTTCAAGGACGGCGGTCGTATCGAAGGTTAAATAGCAAGTCGGGCGCGCCACGCGCCGCAGTACACGCAATGCAATAGCCGCTACCTGGATGGGGAAACGGTGCTTTGGGCTGGATGGCCTGCAATTCAAATTCAATCTCAAACCACCGACTGGCTCGCAATTTTGCGGGCCTTTTTTATTTCCTCGAAAGGTTTCAAATGGCTAACGTACTCAGTAATCTGGCAGCAGACATCTACAAATCGGCCGACACCGTCGCGCGCGAACTGGTCGGCATCGTTCCATCCACCACGCTCAACTTCAGCACCGATGGCGCTGCGGTCGGCGACACCATCCGCAGCCACGCGACGCGCGCCGCAACCGTGCAGACCATCACGCCGAGCATGACGATTCCGGAAGGTACCGATCAGACCGTCGACAATAAGACGATGGTGATCGACCAGATCGCATCCGTCCAGATCCCGTGGACCGGCGAGGACATGAAGCACGTCAACAACGGTTCGGGCTTCGAGACCATCTACGGCGACCAGATCCAGCAGGCTATGCGCGCAATCGCAAACCAAGTGGAAGCGTACGTGGCCGGCGTGGCATACAAGAATGCCTCGCGCGCTTTCGGCACCTCCGGCAGCACGCCGTTCGCATCCAACTTCAACGAAGTGGCCGAGATGCGCCAGATCCTCGTCGACAACGGCGCCAGCATGGACGGGACCTCGACCCTGGTCCTGAACACCATCGCTGGCACCAAGCTGCGCAACCTTGCGCAACTGCAGAAGGTCAACGAGTCGGGCAATGATCAGCTGCTGCGCCAGGGCGAACTGCTGAACCTGCAGGGCCTGATGCTCAAGGAATCGGGCGGCATCGCATCCGTGACTGCCGGCACTGGCGCCTCGTACACGACCAACACCGCTGGCTACGCAGTCGGCGCAACGGCGATCACGCTGATCACCGGCACTGGCACCGTCCTGCAGGGCGACGTGGTCACCTTCGCTGGCGACACCAACCAGTATGCGGTCGCAGTGGGTGTCGCCGCTCCTGGCGTCATCACGCTGGCCGCGCCAGGCCTGCGCAAGGCAATCGCGGCTTCGGCTGTGGCGATGACCGTCACCGCCAGCTACACCGCTAACCTGGCTTTCAAGCAGTCGTCCATCGAGGTTGCCATGCGTCCGATGGCCGTCCCGGCTGGCGGCGACGCTGCCGTGGACAGCATGATCGTCCAAGACCCGCGCTCTGGCCTGGTGTTCGCGGTCGATGCGTACAAGGGCTTCAAAAAGGCCATGTTCATGGTCAGCGCTGTCTACGCCGCCAAGGTCTGGAAGCCGGAGTTTGTTGCGATCCTGAAGGGCTAATCGACCCGGCTCTGGCCGGAATCAAACAGCGGAGGGCTCCGGCCTTCCGCTCTTCTGTGAGAACACCATGCAAATTCAAACGATTCGCGTTGTCGCCGACCTGAGCGCCGACAACGAACTGGGCTTCATCATCATCAACCTGTCCGACTTCGATAGCGCAAAACATGAGCCCTTCGACGATGAAGCCCGCGCCGCGCTGGCCGGTGCCGTCGTATCCGGTGAAGTCATCCCGAGCGCCGCCGAGCTGCTGGCCGTCCGCGATCAACTGCAAGCCCGCGCCCGTGACCTGGACGCCGAGCGCGACCGTCTCGCCGAGCAGGCTGCCGCCAATGAAGCCGAGGCCCAGCGCCTGGCTGGCTTGGCTGCCGCTGCGCCCACCATTCCGCCCGAAATCGCTGCCATGACCAAGGAGCAGCTGCAAGCCGCGCTGACCGAGAAGGGCATCGCGTTCCCGGCCGCCGCCAACAAAGCTGACCTGCAAGCGCTGCTGACCGCGTAACCGCGCACCCGCCTCACTGATCCGCCCGCCGCGTGCGGGCTTTCCATGCCCCTACGCCGAGAGAACCCATGACCACGACCACCACGATCAAAGCAGGCGACTCGCCGCAGACCATCACGCTGCACGAAGGCAAGGCGCTGACGCTGAACGGCGCTGCTGGCGCGGCCGGCATCGCCTACCTGCTGGATCCGGTGTTGGGCGGGACGAACTCGACCAGGTCGTGGGCGATCGGTGCCGGCGCGCTGCCGCAGATCGGCCCCTTCGCTGGCACGCAGAAGATCCTGATCACCTGCACCGCAGGCAGTATTGACGCGACAGTGGGGGATGCGGTGCTGGGAGCGGCGACACCGAATAATCTTGGCGATTTGGTAGCCGGTGGCGCCGTATTGCCAATCGTTGGGAACTATTCTGATTTCTATATCGATGCGATATTGAGTGGCATGGTTCTTCCATCCACTGGCGCATTGGCAAACTCCATCACCGCTGGCGTTGCCTACATCACAGGCCAACGCCGCGCATTCGTAGGCCAAAGCATCACGCTTACCACCTCCTCCGACAACTATGTCGACGCGAAGAAGGACGGCACCTACTCGGTGATCCCTGTGGCGATCGCCGCCGCCGCTCCGGCGATCGCTGTTGACTCGATTCGCCTCGGCTATATCACCACCGGCGCGTCGACCGTGACCAGCGCGACTGCCACTGGCAAAGACAGCCTCGGAAACTGGATGGGAAACCGGGTGCGCGCGCGCACCTGCATCCTTGGCGATGCCAATACCCAAGGACTAGGTGCCGGGACTGACACATACGTCAGTTTCGCCTCTGCCTCACTGGAAGTTCTGGATAATGCCATCATGCACTCGGCGACCGTGAACACCTCGCGCATCACCTTCAATACAGCTGGAATGTATCGGGTGACCGGTTGGGCCGGCTGGGCCACCGGTAATGGCGCCATGACACTGACCCTCGCTAAGAATCGCGCAGGCCGCATCACGGGCATGCCGATCGATCTCTCGGGGGCGAGCGGAAAGCTATCTGCCCAGGTCACCGGACTTGCTTACTTTAATGCAGGGGACTACATGGAACTGCGCTTGAATTCCGCAGGCGCCATGTCCATAACCCTTGCGGGCATGTCTGCCGCCCAGGTGAACTGACCATGGGGAAGCTCAATATACCAAGTACTCGGAAGATATTCGGGTGCAATCTGGTCCCTAAGAAGACAGATATCAGCGGTGGTCAGGCTTGGGAAAACATGATCCTTTCTTGGGACTGGGACGGCTGGATCAAGCCACAGATCGATCTCGTCGCCGGAAATGGCGTCGGATGCAACGCCATCCGCATGATCGGCGGTTCTTATGGGATCGCCGCTGGCATGTTCACGCAAGCCTTTTATGATGCTCGACACCTGCAGCTGGCTGATTACTGCGCTAGCCTGGGCGTCTACCTGTACCCATGCTGCACTGGCAAAGGGACGCTCAACAGCACACCAATTTCGAACGACGGTATCGCCAACATTTTCGCGACCACTCTGCTCAAGCTGCAGCAGTATCCGAATATGATCGGGGTCGACCTGGTTCAGGAGGCGAACGTCAACTCCGCGCCATCGGATGCAAACCTCATCGACATCATCCAGCGCGTGAAGGCGGCGGGTGTCATGCTGCCCATCACCTGTTCGACGGCAGAGATCAACCTGGCTTCGGGTGCGGTGGCGCCGTGGATCACCGCGATGGGGCAGTACTTTGACTTCATCGACGCCCATATCTACAGTTTCCCTGCAACCATGCAGACGCTGGACTACCTGCGCGCCACATTCCCCGACAAGGATATCCTCGTCGGGGAATATGGTCGTGCCCAGAGCGTCGCCGAGGACTCAAGGCTAGTCGACCTACGCGGTGTCCTCGACCTGCTGAACTCCGGCGACCAGCGTATCCGTGGCGGCTTGCGGTGGGCGGCCACAGACCAGGACGATGTCACGACCAATATGTGGGGTGCCTACGATGTCAGTTTCGCCCCTCGGTTGCGCGAGTTGAATTTACTTCGGCGTTATACCGGCGGGAATGTGAGCATCTTAAACAGCAAAGTGACGTGAGATCATGACCCTCACCACCGAAACCGGCGCCACCTCGACGCCGGTTGGAATCACTCAGTCATGCGCTTTCGGCGCGCAGCGAAACCGACCAAGCCGAGGCCGGCCAGCAGCATAGCGAAGGTGCTGGGTTCCGGAACCGGCCAAGGAACAGCAGAAACATTCAAAACAATCTGGCTCTGTGGATCTACTATCAGGTCGAATAAATTCAGCGATATGGATGGGTAGTAGTCATGTCGGAGATGTGACTCATCAAAATTAGACACATTGGTTGCAGAGTCAATTGTGAGATCTGGGGAAAATACAGTGTTTCCCGTGTGGATGAGGATTTGGAATTCCAGCGCGACGAATTTGTCTGGCTGAGCGCCGCCCTGGAAATTTTTGAAAATTACTTGCGTATCAGTTACTGCGACATCAAAGCTGATTCCGGGATAGTTCTTGGAAAAAAAACCATCCTCTTCAAGGCCGGCAGTAGGAACCGTAACCGCCCATCGGACATCTCCGTGAGGATGAGGTCTCCAATCCCCATCGAATTCCGGAGGGGTGTAAACATAACCAGATAGGGAAATTAAATTTCCTGTGAGGCCTGCCGCATGCGTACTGGAATTCAGGAACGGGCAAGTGGCGAGCGCCAAAACAGTAAATAGTTTCTTTGCAATATTGTGAGTCATTTGTTCTTCCCCTAGGTTGACATCTATTTAATTGAAATTATTGCATCAATTGATTCGCGATTTTCTATCCAATTGTCACGCCCAAGGATTCATATGCTCATCATCGAAACCGGCGCCGGCCTGGCAAATGCCGAGAGCTACATCTCGGTGGCTGACGCGACGGCGTATCACGCCAACCGCGGCAACACCTCCTGGGCGGCGCTCGCCTCCGATACGGTGCGCGAGCAGCTCCTGCGCCAGGCGACCGAGTACATGGTCGGTCAGTACCGGGACAACTGGAAGGGGCAGCGCACGAGCATCGTGCAGGCGCTGGACTGGCCTCGCTACAACGTGCAGCTGCCGGATGTCGGAATCGGCCGCTACATCGCCTACGTGCAGTCCAACATCGTGCCGATCGAAGTAGCCAACGCCTGCGCCGTGCTGGCACTGCAAGCCATCAGCGGCCCGCTGGCGCCGAACCTGGAGCGCACTATCAAGCAGGACACCGTCGGCCCGATCACCACCATCTACGAAGGCGGCGCGCCGGAGCGGCCTCGCTACACCGCCGTCGACAACATGCTGAAGGCGTTTCTGGCCGGGTATGGCACGTCGGGAAAGTTGGTACGCGGATGAGCGGCTACCCTGTGGTGAAGATCGAAGGCTGCGCCGTGTTCGAAAACACGTACAGCCATCAGGGCAAAGTCTGGTCGGTGACGAACCTCATCGCGCGAGCCAAGGATTTGGAGCCATTCGACCTGCCGCTTGCCGCGATCTACGCCGACACCGAAGTGTGGACGCCGACCGGGTCTGCTTATGGCATGGCCTTCCACATGCGCCGAGCTCTCGACGTCGACACCAGCTATCCGGTGATCCTATCGCAGGAAGGCTTCATCATGGACGGCTGGCACCGCGTGCTGCGCGCGCTGATCGACGGCAAGGCCACCATAAAGGCGGTCCGCTTCCAAAGCACGCCGCCGCACGACCACCTGGAAACGAAGGTATGAGCGACTACGCCGCAAAAGCTCGCAACGCCGACGCCTCGTTCCGCCGTAGCGGCCAGCTGCTGACGCTGACTTTCAAGCAGCCGGGCACCTACGCCGGCGGCGCTGTCGTTCCCGGCACGCCCATCGTGAAACAGGCATGGGGCATCGAGGAGGGCGTCACCGCGCACGACCTTGGCGTCGGCGTCATCAACGGCACGCTGATCAAGTCCGGCGACCGCAAGATCCTGATGTCCGCGCTCGACAGCACCGGAGCCGCGCTTGCGCAGATGAAGAACGAGGACCTGGTGCTGGCCGGCGGCGTCACGTACACGGTGAAAAACGTCGACAAGGTGGCGCCTGCCGGCGTGGTCGTGATCTGGTCGCTGGTCGGCAGGGTCTGATGGGCACGTTCACGCTGCAGATCGCGGCCTGGGTCGAGAAGACGAAGGGCGATCTGGACACCGCCGTGCGCTACTGTGCGATGACGGTAGACGGCAAGCTGATGTACCGCTCGCCGGTAGGTGACCCGACGAAATGGAAGGTGAACCCCAATAAGCCGAAGGTCTTCGGTAAGTTCAGCGCTGTAGGGCCAAAAGCGAATTGGCAGATGGGCTTCATGAGTGGCGGCGCATCGACCTACCGCACATCGGGAGCTGGCTACGTTGGCGGGCGCTTTCGTGGCGCGTGGATGGTTTCCATCGGTACGCCAGATAATTCCGTCGGCACTGCGCTGGATACGGAGGGCAGGGCAACCCTGGAGGCGCACAAGGAGATCATCGCCGCGGCAAAGGCTGGCGACGTGATTCATTTCCGCAACAACATGCCCTATGCGGAGCGCCTTGAAAAAGGCTGGTCCCAGCAAGCTCCTCTCGGCATGGTCGCGTTGACTGTAGTCGAGTGGCAAACAATCGTTGACAACGTCGTCAACGGCATCCGCGCCGGCACCAGCGCCGCAGACTTCGCGCAGGGCTTCGAGACCTATTCCCTATGAGCATTCCGAATATCCGCAACGCGCTGGAGTCAGCGCTGGCCAGCATCTCGCCGGCGATCGACATCGTGCACGAGAACGGCGAGCGCTACGAGCCGCAAGAAGGCGTGCCGTATTGCGAGGCGTACCTGATGCTGGCTGAGCCGAGCAACCCAACGGTTGGCGAGCGCTTTTACCAGGAGATGGGCATCCTGCAGGTCAACCTGCAATACCCACCTCTGGCCGGCACCTTGGCGTGCGCTCAGCAGGCCGAACTGATCCGGGCGCTGTTCAAGCGCGGAGCCGCCTTTACCGATGGCGGCGTAACCGTGCAGATCGACCGTACCGCCGAGATCGGCGCCGGCGATCAAGTTGAAGGGCGCTGGAAGCAGATCATCAGGATCCGCTGGCACGCCGACATCTTCACCTCATAAATCACCGAAGCCGCCGAAAGGCGGTTTTTCATTCCGGCCATCCATGTGATGGCCTTTTTCATTTCTGAAAGGCTTCACATGTCCGCTACTGCAAATGGCATCAACACCCTGCTGGTGATCGGCAAGCAATCTGCCGAGGGCACCAAGGCCCTGGTCGGCAGCGGCCAACTCTACCCGCGCGTGACCGCGTCGTTCGACACCGACGCCGACAAGTACTCGTCCAACGAGATCGACCCGAGTCAGCAGCAGGGCGACACCCGCCTGGGCAACTTCCGCACCAGCGGCGACATCAAGGGCGAGGCATCCTGCGGCTCCTACGCGATCCTGATGGCCGCGCTGATGCGCCGCGACTTCACGGCCGGCGGCGTTACTACCGCGCAGGTCACCATCTCCTCGGCGGCCGGCGGCTTCGTCCGGTCGGCTGGTTCCTGGCTGGCCGATGGCCACCGCGCCGGCACCGTGGTGCGCGCCACCGGCTTCGCCACCACCGGCGTACCGAACAATGCCAAAAACTTCTTCGTCACCAGCGTCACCGCGCTGAACCTGAACGGTCAGTTCCTGGACGGCTCGACCTGCGCGGTCAAGGCGGCCGGCGACACCGTGACCGTTACCGCCACCGGCAAGCGCACCTATACGCCGCTGACCGGCCACACCACCGACTGGTTCACCGCTGAAATCCAGAGCCCTGACATCACTGTTTTCCGCAGTTTCGTCGACCAGCTGGTGAGCAAGATGGACATGGCCGTGCAGCCGAATGGTATGACCAGCTGCGACTTCACCTTCATGGGCAAGCGCGAAGACCCAACCCTGGGCGCCGCCTACTTCACCTCGCCGGCGGCCACGCCCGGCACCGGCAAGTTCTCCGGCGCCACGGCCATGCTGTCGGTCGCTGGCGTCCCCTCGCTGATTTGCACCGGCATGTCCGTCTCGATGGATGGCCAGGTGAAGATCGACCCGGTAATCGGTTCGAAGTTCGCCACCGCGGCATCGCGCGGCAAGGTCGTTGGTACCGGCCAGTTCACCGTCCTGATGCAGGACAGTACCTACCTCGACTACTTCAAGGCCGAGACCGAGGTATCGCTGGCCTACGCCATGGCGTCGAGCAATGCAGCGCTGGCCGATGTCATGACCCTGGCCGCTGGCCGCATCAAGATCACCTCGGCGAAAGTCGATGACGGCGAGAAGAACAAGATCGTCACCTGCCAGTTCGACATCCTCCGCTACAAGGGCAGCGATCTGCAACACGAGCTGACCACCCTGGCGATCCAAGACACCACTCTGTAATCCGGCCGTTCGGCCACCACTCACGGCGAAAGCCATCCCCAGCACCGACCGGTCGCTGTCGCCTTCGCGGGCGCGGCGGCCGGCACGGGCACTTACCACCCGCGAAAGGTACTACCCATGAACACTGCTCAAACCATTGCCGCTGTCGGCTTCGACATCCTGAACCTGACCGCTCCTGTTGATCTGGCCGCGCCTGTCACTTTCGACGTGAACGTCCTGTTCAACGACGACGGCGATGCGATCGCCAGCCTGGTCATCGTCGGCAAGAACAGCCCCGAATACCAGGCCGAAAGCCACGCCCTGCGCGCCGAAGGCCACAAGCGCGCGGCGAAGCGCCAAACCGCCATCGATGCCAAGACCGACGAGGGCGCCGTGAAGCTGGTCGACCTGATCGACGGTAATCAAGAACGTCTGGCGCTGGCTGTCGTTGTTGGCTGGAAGGGCTTCACCAGCGCCGGCGTCGAAGTGCCGTTCGATAAGGCGCTCGTGAAACAGGGCTTCGCCAAGTACCCAACCTGGGTTGATCTGATCTCCGCCGCGCTGGCCGTGGACGCAAATTTTATGAAGCTCTCGTCGCCAACCTCCTTGCCTTCGCCAAGCACCAGTTCGAACGAATAAGCAAGGCCGCCGACGGCAACGCTGTCGGCGATCACGTTGATGCCGCTAAGCGGCACCCGCTCTACAAGGCGGATGACGCGCCGGCGGCGCCTGAGGTGCCGCTGGAGCTTGAATACCTCTGGCTGCTGTTCCTCAAGCTCAGCCGCAAGAGGCAGAACGGTATGGGGCCTAACCCCATCACCAGCGAGGAAGTTCTCGCCTGGTGCATCCGCCAGCAGGTCGCACTCACGCCATCCGAACACACGGTCATCGATCAGCTCGACGACCTGTTCCTGTCGCAACAATACAAGAAGGAAAAGTGATGCCTGATATCGCCTCAATCGGACTTGGCATGGATTCGCGGCCTGTTGTGGAAGGCACTAAGGCGCTTGATGCCCTTGGTGCGTCCGCTACAGCTGTAGAGCCGAAGATCGATAAGGTCGCCAAGGCAGCGGATGGAATGAGCGAAGCAAGCGCCAAGGTTTGGCGCTACGGCACCGACGCGGCGAAGGCGGTCGAGGCATTGGGTGTGGCGAGCGCGCGCACCGGGGAGCGCACCCAGGCCACCAATGGCCAGATGTCCGACACGGCCAAGATCATGCAGGCCCAGGCCGCCGAGGCGCGCGCTGCGGCCCAGGCCAACGTCGCTCTGGGCGCTTCATCGCAACAGATGACCATCGGCTCGCAGCTCTTCATCGAGAAGCTGCGCGAACAGGCCGCCACGGTCGGCATGAGCCGGGCGCAGCTCGCCGCTTACCAGGCCGCGCAACTGGGCGTCTCGCGCGAGGCTGAAGCTTCCGTGGCAAAGCTGAAAGCCTACGAGGACGCCATCAAGGCGGCAGCCGATGCCAAGGCGCAGGCAACGAAGCAGACCAACGTCCTGACCGACGCCATCAAGCTGCTGGCGGCCGGCTACGGCGCGCTGAAGTTGGGTGAGTATATCCGCGACGCCGCGCTGCTGGCCGCGCGCTACGAGACCCTGGGCGTCGTCTCTACCGTCGTCGGCAAGAACGCAGGCTACACCAAGACGCAGATGGACACGGCCACCGACGCGATCGCGCGTCAGGGTATCACCATGGTCGAATCGCGCCAGTCGGCTATCAAGCTGGTGCAGGCGCACGTCGACCTGACCAACGCCACCGGCCTTGCGCGCATCGCGCAGGACGCGGCCGTGATCGGCAACATCAATTCGTCCGAGGCCTTCGACCGGTTGGTCAACGGCATCTCCCGCGGCAATGTCCTGATCCTGCGGAACATCGGCATCAACGTGAACTTGCAGTCGGCCTACGAACAAATGGCCGCATCACTGGGCAAGAGCTCGAAGGAACTCACCGAGAACGAGCGGGTGCAGGCGCGCCTGAATGCCGTGATGGATCGCGGTACTGACATCGCCGGCACCTACGAGGCTGCGATGGACACGGCCGGCAAGCAGATCAAGTCGATGCAGCGCTACACCGAGGACCTGAAGACGGTCATCGGGGAGACTTTCAACGAAGTGCTGACCATCGGCGTCATGGCGCTGACCGACAGCCTGAAGGACGCCAACCATGAAGTCACCGAGTTGTCGAAGAACAACCAACTAAAGGAGTGGGGTCACGATTTGGCAGACGTGTTCGTCTACCTGGCCAACAAGGTCAGCAATGCCAGTACCGTGCTGCAGCAGGCATGGGCATGGGCCGATCACAAATCGGCTGCGGACGACATTAACGCCAAGTTCGATGACCAGATCAAGGATCCGAATACGCAAGGTGCCTTCATGGATGTCAGTGGCCGTAATGACCGCATCCGTCGAATCAATTCCGAGCGCGCCGCGGCGCTGGCTGAAGAAACCGTTGCCTACACCACGCACCAGGCGGAGCTGTCGGGCCAGTACGATCGCTTCGCCAAAGCTGCGGCTGAGCGTGAAGCAGCGATTACCGCCAAGCACAAGGCCGAGGTCGACGCTCGCCTGAAGGTTGACCAGGACTACGCGGCCAAAGCCACAGCGTTGCTGATCGCCAATGCTGGAAAGTCCATCGAAGCGCAGCAGGCCGCCCAGGCGGCGCTGGCCAAGTCAGTCTACGTCGGCACGCCAACCTTCCGCGATACCGAAGGCCGCGAACCGAAGGCCAAGGTCGACCAGGTCGAAAGCACCACCATGGCCGATCATATCGCCCGCCTGGAAGCAGAAGCAGCCGCGGAGAAGAAGCATTTCGGCGACCTGTCGACGCTGAATGACATGTATCACAAGGCCAACGAGGTATCTGACCAAGAATATTTTGACAACAAGCGCAAGTATTCCGATGGCGTTGCCATCGCCCAGCTGAAAGCATATGACAGAGAGCTGGCAATTCTGGTGGCACACAATAACGCTACCGAAGCCGAGGAAGCGAAGACCCAGAAGCAAATCGACGATATCTGGGATAAGCGGAGAGCCGCGAAGGAAGCCA